CTCTTCCGATCTAAAGGTACACAAAGCACCCATTTTTAACATTTCCCAACACATATTTAACACTCTCTAACACACTTTGGCACGCTTTTTGCTGTGTGCCGCAATTACGATTATTTAACACATTTAACATTATTAATTAACACTGTTAATATTGTTAAACTTTACTAATTTTGTTAACATTTTTGTGTCTGTTATTGTTTCACGTGGAACAACCTGTTATTAATGTTTCACGTGAAACGAAGTGTTAACAGATATTAATTTTATTCTTTAAGATTTCTTAACAGAAAAAATTTGGTGGTTTTGCAAAAATACAGTATCTTTGCACCGTGTTTAAGAAACATATAAGTTTAACATTTTAAATTAGGTAATTATGAACGAAAATTTTAATGAGACAGTTTTTAACTGTATTACAAGCGTAAATGCATTAATGACTAGTAACGAAGTAGCCAAAGACGATAAGGCGGTTATCAAGTTGAACCGTTTTAAGAAATGGCTGAATGAGTTTGCAGTTGCAAACGGTATGAACGAAGTTAAGTAGTTCACACCACAGGTAACACAAAGTTTAACGTTAAATAATTTATAAAGTTATGCCAAAGGGTTTTAGTTTTGCTAGTACTTTTAATAAGACTAGCTTTGGAATTGATACAACCGATTTTCCATTTGTTAAGTTAATAGACATCTACAACAGTGAGAAAGACGGTGGCGGTGATGTGGTGCACCCTATTAACGGTATGTACGTTCACAAATCACAGTTGGGTGATTCACCTGTGATTATTGACGCTGAGAACAAGCGTTTAGTGAACTTACCACAGTTCACAGGTGACACAGTGAGAGAGATTCTCTCTAATAGTGATGCAGTAGATGCAATTAAAGCCAATAAAGTTGGATATAGTATCTACGAATATGAATCTCACGCAAAGAAGTGTTACGGTATCACATTCGTTGATAAGTAGCAGTTAGTGTAAGGTTGGTTTCACAGGGGCGGCAAATTGGTTTTTGTTTGCCCCTGTCTTTGTTTAATTTAAATCTTTCTTAAAATGGCTAAACAGAATCCTATAGGGTTTACAAATAAAACGTTTGCACTTACTAGCAAAGTGCAATTAGATAAGCAAATATTAACTGCTGTAGAATCACGTGGCTATTTGCGTAAAGAGATTGCACGTGTATTTCAGCAAGCAAACAGACGCATACAGAACGTGGAAAAATCGGGTATAGTTTCGCCTGCTGTTGTTGCCCTTAACAAAGGTAATATAACAGGTTTCACTAAATTCTCTATGCGTCACAGTTGGGAAGATTTAAAGATAGAGTATTCAAAAGCGGTTTCTTTTTTACGTCAGCCGACATCTACTGCAACAGGTACAAAAGAATATGCAGAACACTTGAAAAAAGCCTATGATTTGGACGATAAAAGTTTTGCCCTTATGCAAAATAAATTAATGGGCAAAATTGCAAGTGTTTCAGATGAGCGTTTTTTGGAACAATACTTAATGCAATATAAGGATTTCACAGGTGAACTAGAACAGGAATCCAAAGACGTTTCAGACCAAATCGAAGATGATGCGGTAAAAATCGAAAATGCCTTAGATGATGCCTTAGAGCAAATCGGCAATGACCCAAACGCAGAAGCATTTATAAATGACGTGGATTCTTATAACACAGATGAACCGTTAAAGCGTATATTAGACGAATTTAAAAAATTTGGTTTATAATGAAAAAGATACCCTTTGCACTACATACCGAAACGTTTACACCGAAAGACATACAGAAAGTTTTGTCTTTAGCTGTGAACGAAAAGAATTTTACAGGAAACAATAAGGGCGAAAAGTTCTTAAATGTTCCTGTATCTTTCGATATAGAAACTACATCTTTTTATCGTGATGCGGACGGTGAAACATATACCTATGACCGTTATATTAAATTAGGTGGTAAGCAAACCAAAATGGAAAAATGTTCTTTAATGTACGTTTGGCAATTTGGTATTAATGGTTATTGCATTATTGGTAGAACGTGGGAAGAGTTTATAACTATGTTAGATATGATTTCAGACGTTTTAAACCTATCTGAAAAGAAACGCATTATTATATACGTTCACAATTTGGCTTATGAGTTCCAATTTTTCAGAGAGTTATTGCAATGGGCAAAGGTTTTTTCAATAGACCTTAGAAAACCTATTTACGGAATCACGGAAAATGGAATAGAGTTTAGATGTAGTTACCTGTTGTCGGGTTATTCACTCGCAAAACTCGGTGAACAATTACACAAATATAAATGTGAAAAGTTGGTCGGTGATTTAGATTACAGCCTGTTACGTCACAGCAAAACACCGTTGACACAAAAAGAAATAGGTTATTGTTTGAACGATATTAAAGTAGTAATGTGCTATATACAGGAACTTATTGAACAATACAAAAACATTACCCATTTGCCGATAACAAAGACAGGCTTTGTTCGTAAATATTGCCGTTCTGTGTGTTTTAAGACAACAGACCCCGAAACAGGTAAAACCATACAGAATTTTAAGTATTTGGATAAAATTCATAACTTAAATATAACAGGTATGGAAGAATTTGAAATGCTGCAAAGGGCTTTTTCGGGTGGTTTTACTCACGCAAACGCAAAATATACAGATGAGGTAATAGAAAACGTAGATAGTTACGATTTTACTAGTAGTTACCCCTATGTGATGGTAAGCGAAAAATTTCCTATGAGTACAGGTGTTTTCGTTCCTGTTAAGTCTATGAAACAATTTGATTTTGTCACCTCAAAATATTGCTGTGTGTTTGACGTGGAATTTACAAACATCTTTGCAAAATCAGATAATGAGAATCCAATATCTGTTAGTAAGTGTTTCGTAAAAGAAAACGTTTCAGAAAATAACGGTCGTTTGGTTTGTGCTAGTAAAATCTGTATGACAATTACAGAAATAGATTACAGGGTGTTTTCTCAGTTCTATATGTGGGAATCTGTCAGAATCGGCAAAATGATTTGTTACCGCAAAGAATATTTGCCCACAGAGTTTATAAAATCCATTTTGCACCTGTATGAAATGAAAACGAAACTAAAAGGGGTTAAGGGAAAAGAAGTAGAATATTTAAATAGCAAAGAAATGCTAAACAGCTGTTACGGTATGAGTGTTACAAACCCTTTGCGTGACGAAATCGTCTGTGATGGTGAAACGTGGGACGTTGAACACTTGACAGGCGAAAAACGTTTAGAGGTGCTGAATAAATATAATGACAGCAAAAACCGTTTTCTTTTCTATCCGTGGGGAATCTATGTAACAGCCTATGCACGTAGGAATCTGTTTACAGGTATAGCGGAATGCGGCGACGATTACATCTACAGTGATACAGACAGCGTTAAAATAAAAAACGGTGAAAATCATAAAGAGTATTTCAAAGCCTATAACGATTTAGCACAGCAGAAGTTACGTGCAGCCTGTAAGTTCCACAAAATACCGTTTGAAAAGGTAGAGCCTGTTACGATTAAGGGAATCGCAAAACCTTTAGGTGTTTGGGACTATGAGGGACAATACAGACGCTTTAAAACTTTGGGTGCAAAACGTTATATGGTACAGGAAAAAGGAGCGTTGACGGTAAACGGAAAAGATTACGATTACAGTTTGACGGTATCGGGTGTTAACAAAAAATCTGCTATACCCTATATGTTAGAAACATTCGGTGAAAACGGAATCTTTGACGCATTCACAAACTATCTAGACATACCGCCATCTGCAACAGGTAAGAATATACATACCTATGTAGATTACGAACAAAGTGGAACTATTACCGATTATTTGGGCACGGTTTCTACTTATGACACAAAGACAGGGGTACATTTAGAACCTACAGGGTACACTTTGAGTTTGTCAGTACTTTATATAAATTATTTAATGGGAATCCGATTAAAGAAAGAATAATATGAAACAGAAGAAAGAAAAGGTGGAAACACCTAAATTTTATTCTTTGTCTAGAATCTTAGCAAAGAATGCCGATTATAACGTTATCTTTGGTGAACGTTCAAACGGCAAAACTTATGCTACCTTATTGTACGGTATCAAAGAATATTTGCGCACAGGAAAACAAATGGCTTATATTCGTAGATGGCGTGAAGATTTAAGGGGCAAACGTGCCGAAAGTTTATTTGCAAACCACGTTTCAAACGGTGTTATCGAAGAACTTACAAACGGCAAATTTAACGAAGTCTTTTACGTTTCGGGCAAATGGTTTCTTTCAAGCTATGACCCCGAAAATAAAAAACGTGTACCCGATAACGTACCGTTCTGTTTCGGTTTCTGTCTCTCAGAACAAGAGCACGAAAAAAGTAGTAGTTATCCAAACATAACTACAATAGTTTTCGATGAGTTTTTGACTAGACGTTATTATTTGCCCGATGAATTTATGCTGTATATGAACCTGTTAAGTACTATCATAAGACAGAGAAACGATGTTAAGGTTTTTATGTTGGGTAACACCGTAAATCAGTTTTGCCCATATTTTACAGAAATGGGACTGAAACAGGTACGAGTGATGGAACAGGGCACAATAGATATTTATAAATTCGGAGAACACGGTGCAACCGTGGCTGTAGAATATTGTAGTACTATTGTTAAGCAAAAAGCGAGTAACAAATATTTCTGTTTCGATAATCAAAACTTGCAAATGATTACGGGCGGTAAATGGGAACTCGCTGTTTATCCTCATCTACCTGTGAAATATACCCCGAAAGATGTGCTTTTCGTTTTCTACATACAGTTTAACGAAATGACATTGCAGGGTAATATTATACAGGTGGAATCCTCAGACGGTGTTAATAACTTTATGTATATTCATAACAAAACAACACCGATTAAGGACACGGAAAATAGTTTGATTTATTCCCTTTGTATGAACGGAAAACCAAACTACAGACGAAAATTGTTAAGTACTGCTAGTTACGTAGAATCTCAGATAACGAAGTATTTCGCCACGGATAAGGTATTTTATCAGAATAACGAAATCGGTGAAATTGTGCGTAACTACTTAATGGCTAGTAGTAGAAGTAACATTATTACTTAATATCTGTTAAAACAGGGGAAAAAGTGTTTCACGTGAAAACATTTCCCTGTTTTTATTTGGTCGTTTCAGATATTTTGTGTATCTTTGCACCATTAAATAACAAAAGTTAAATTTTGCTATATGGAAGTAAACGACATTGTATCGATAGTTAGTAATGTTGGTTTTCCTGTAGCTGTCTGTATCGCCCTTTTCTTCTATATGGAGAAACAGAACGAACGTCACCAACAGGAAACCGACAAGTTAAACGAAACCGTACAGAGTAACACGAAAGTGTTAACAGAACTTTGTACGTTAATTAAAACACTTGTAAAGTAATGAAAAAAGAGAATCTTTATAACTTGTATCAAGCACAGGTGAAAGACAAAGATACTGCCTTAGACACGTTCTTTCAGCGAGTTCTTTGTATGACATCAAAGATGTTTGATTACACAGGTTTACCCGATACGATTCCACAGGTAGAACTTGAAAAGATTCTGCAAACTAGTGGAAACGTAGGAATAGCAGACGTTAACGGAGAACTGTATGCGCTACAGGGTTCACGTGGTGGTGAATGTGATGCATATTACAGGGGAAAAGATTTTATTGTTGCAAATCCGTGGTTAAAGTTGGATAAAACATACAATATCGGAAAAGATATTGTTGTTATCAATAACACACCGTTTGCAGATTCGATTCTACCTGTTATCGGGAAATATGGTGTACTTTACACAGACGCAGTTATTACTTTAAATATGACTAGCGTTTTAACTAGAATCACTATGCTTATATCTGCTAGTGATGATAAGACGAAACAGAGTGCGGAATCTTTCTTAAAGAAGATTTTGGACGGGGATTTCTCGGTAATAGGTGAAAATGCGTTTTTCAAAGGTGTTAATATGCAAACACCACCGACACAGAGTAACCAACAGATAACGCAGTTAATAGAACTTTTGCAGTACTATAAAGCGTCTATGTTTAACGATTTGGGTTTGAACGCAAACTATAATATGAAACGTGAACGTTTGAACATGCAAGAAGTTTCGATGAATATTGATGCATTAATGCCTTATGTTGATTCAATGTTAACAGAACGTGTTGAGGGTGTTAAGCGAGTTAACGAAATGTTCAATACAGACATTACCGTTACTTTGGGGTCTAGTTGGAAGATTGAGCACGAAAACTATTTATCGTTACTTAAAGCAACAGAAGACGGACACGAACACACCGAAACAGAAGACGTTGACCCTGTAACCGAAAACGAAAATGAGGAAACAGAAGAAACGCAAGAAACAGAAGAAACGGAAACAGAAACAGAAGAAACAGAAGAAACAGAAGAAACAGAAACGGAAACAGAAGAAACAGAAGAAACGCAAGAAACAGAAGAAGAAAAGGAAAACAAAGATGAAAATTAAAGAATTTTTCACGGTGGATAACGGTTTGTTTGAAACCATATTTGAACCTAATTTTCCTGTTTTGTACAAATCAATTTTCGGGGAAGATATGCCAAACTTAATAGATATTGATTTGCGTTTCAAATACGGAAATAGGGAACTAGTTGACGCTATCACAAACGAAACTGCAACCGATATTATAAAAGGAATCATTACAGTTAAGTTTGATGAATGGCAAAAACAGATTCAAGTGTTTAATAACGAATATGACGTGTTAAATCCTGTGACCTCAAAAGAAACTGTTACCGAAAATAACACAGTTGACGAAACAGGAAATAATAACACGGTCGATTCAAGTGTAACATTTAATAATGGAGATTTCGGCAATGACACAAAACAGCAAAGAGATTCCACAGGGAACAGACAAGAAGCACGCACGAAAACAAGTGTTAAGAATGGTGTTCCGTCTAGCATTCCTACTAGTGAAATTATTCAAAAAGAAATGAATCTCAGAAAGACCAACTTTAAAACACAGGTGGTAACAGAGATTGCAAAAGAAATTAGTTTAGATATTTATTAATTCTTAAATTTTATATAAAATGGAAGTAAAGCAAATTTATACGCTTATTAATAGCGTTTCATCTGAGGTTTTGGGCAAAACCGATTTGGTAAAGGAAGACCTTACAGGTATCGTTGATTTGGGCAATGAGATTTTTAATCAAAATGCCGTTGACAATTACGTTAAATCACTTGTAAATCATATTGGTAAGGTGGTTTTCGTAAACCGTCCTTACAGTGGCAAAGTTCCATCTGTGCTTATGGATGCTTGGGAATTTGGTTCTGTTTTGGAAAAGATTTCAGCAGACGTTCCACAGGCTGAGGAAAACGATACTTGGAATCTCACAGACGGTAAAGAGTACAAACAGGACGTTTTCCACAAACCAACTGTTTCTGCTAAGTTCTTTAACTCAAAGGTAACATTTGAGGTTCCTGTATCTATCACCGAAAGACAGGTTAAGGAATCTTTCAGCAGCGCAGCACAGTTGAACGGTTTTCTGTCTATGATTTATAACGCTGTTGAAAAATCAATGACGATTAAGACAGACGCTTTGGTAATGCGTACTATTAACAATATGATTGCAGAAACTTTGGACGCAGACAAAGCCGCATTTGGTTTTGAGGCATCAACACACGAAACCGTGGACTACAGTTCTGCTAGTACTGTTAGATGTGTAAACCTGTTGAAACTGTATAACGATAAGACAGGCGCACAGATTACAGCAGACGCAGCAATTACAACACCCGATTTTATTCGTTTTGCCGCCTATACAATGGGCTTGTACTCAGACCGTTTGCAGACCATTTCCACCCTGTTTAACGTAGGTGGTAAGGAGCGTTTCACACCAAAGGACGTTTTGCACACAGTTCTTTTGTCAGATTTCGCAGCAGCTGCAAAAACTTACCTGTATGCAGACACATTCCACGAAGATAACGTGCTTTTGCCAAAGGCTGAGACTGTGGCTAGTTGGCAGGCTACAGGCAAAGATTATGCCTTTGCAAACGTTTCAAAGATTGATGTAAAAAGTGCAAGCGGCGCAACCGTTTCTGTAAGTGGTGTACTCGGTGTAATGTTTGACCGTGACGCTTTGGGTGTTACTAACTTGGATAAGCGAGTAACAACCAACTATAATGCAAAGGCTGAGTTTTTCAATAACTATTACAAGTTCGATGCAGGTTATTTTAACGACACAAACGAGAACTTTGTAGTATTCTTTATTGCCTAATTTGGGTGTTTAACTGTTGAGGGTGTTTTCCTGTAGTTGATAGCACAGGAAACACCCTTTTAAACTTTAAAGGTATGGTTAAAATTAAGACATTCACTTATGACGGTAAACCAAACGAAGTAAACAAAATCCTACAGGAAAACAGCGAGTACACAGGATTGTTAAATGCTAGTTTTAACGTGTTAACACCTGTAGTAAGATTCAGAACTCGCACACCTGTTACTTTTAATTACGTTTATATCGAAAGTTTAAACCGTTATTATTTCGTGAAAGAAATTTCGCAAGATGGTGACTTATGCACGGTACGTTTAAAAGTGGACGTGCTTTTCACGTACAAAGATAAAATACTCGCTAGTAGTGGAACGTTGACACAGGGTGAAAACGTTAACAAATATCTTTCAAACCGTGCAAACGTGGTCGATGTAAGACCAAACGTAAGAAAGTTAGATTTCCCGAATAAGGAACTATTAAACGAAACAGGTAGTATTATAATGGTAACTATAAAAGGAAATAAGTAATGGCTAGTTATAAAATAAATTATCATCTTACAAACTGTAACACTACAGATGTAAGTAGTGAAAATTACGATACAGACGGTAACATTATCCACTTTTGCGGAAAAGCTGTGGACGGTTGTTATTTTTTGCCAAATGACGGTGATTACAATTACATTTCACGTCTGAGTAGTGGAACAACAAAAGTTACTAAGTTTAACCTGTCACGTGTTTCTGCTAGTGATGATTTAAAGGTTATTAAAGGTGATATTGACGGTATTTCATCAGATGGGAAATATTTCTCTAAACGTTTGACCTTTGGAACTGCAAATAGTGGTGAAATGCAATGTTACTTAAACGCACGTGGTGGCACACCTACAGTTGAAACGTTAAAGATAACCAATAACGTTTCGGGTACAAATGCCGTTTCGGTGCAAAACGATACAAATTTCGATATTACGTTGACAGGTGACACAGACGGAACTTTTACGGTTGCCCCTGTAGTTACTTACAAGAACACTTATAACGAAACCGTACAGGGAACTATGAACGTTAAAGGTAACGTAGCAACATTTAGTGTTCCTGTAAAAACAAACGAAGAAGTAACAATAAACGGAACTTTCACACCGAAACCGAAAGAATTGACAATAGCAAACCACGTTTCGGGAACTACTGCAAACTATGTTCAAAACGGTGAAAATTTCGATATTACGTTAACAGGTAACACAGACGGTGTTTTCTCGGTTGTTCCTGTAGTTTCTTATAAAAACGAAAGTGGAACGGAAACAACAGGAAATATGAACGTTAACGGTAAAACAGCAACATTTAGTGTACCTGTTGCCACAAATGAAATCGTAACTATTACTGGTACGTTCACACCCGAAGAACCACAGAAAGACGTTCCAATTACGTATAATGTGACAAATTGCACCGTTTCACCACAGCCACAGACAGTTAAAACAGGTAGCACGTTAAATTTGACTGTTGTACCGCTTACCAATTACAAACTAGATTCGTGCAATCTTATTTGGTTTGATGGAACGAAAGATGTTACGATAAGTGTTACAGGTGGCGTTATTTCGTTCCCTGTGCCCGATTCTTGTGTGTCTATAACGATTAAGGCTGTAGCTAGTATAATAACACCTGTTGGTCGTAATTATGGCGCAATAAACGTTTATTGTGTGACGCTTGACAATTTGGACGCATTTTCTAAACAGCGTTTCTTTGAGATAAAAGACGATACACAGGGAATCTATGAAGAAGTTAATTTGGGAATTTATGTAAATCGTATCAGACGCATTTTTGCAAACGTTCCTGTATCGGGCACAGATTCTTTACGGTGTGGTAACTACAACACAGGTATAACGGTGCGAACACCCGAAAAGGACGTTATAATGCTAGACTTTGGCGATGTGACGTTAACAGGTTTGAACGGTGATTCGGAAGACTATAACGCACAAATTTCGGTGTTTATTCCGTGCCGTGGCTTTGTTGCTGTAGATAGTAAGTATATCGGTAAAACGGTAAATCTATCTTTCAAAGTGAACGTTATTACAGGTGATGCTGTGGCGTTTTTGTCCTGTGACGGTGTTGTATTTCAGTTAGAAAGTTTTTCTTTGTCACGTGATGTTATTTACAAGACAGGTACAACAGAATTGAATATTGTAGGTGGTACGCAATGGGACGAACAAATTTTGTACGGTTTAGAACCTTATGTTATTATCACGCAGAACACCACAATAAATAAGCCTGTGAACAATACACAGGAATCCGTAACAATCGGGGACGTAACAGGCTATGCACAGTTTGAAAACGTAGATTTGAACACGGTTAATTTGTTGGTAGATGAGTACAACACCATTATTTCAGAACTTGAAAACGGTGTTTATCTATAAAAGAAAAGGGACGGTACAAAATGCCGCCCCTTTTTCTTATTTGCTATAAAATTCATTCATCAAACCTTTTTTGCAAAGGAAATCGAAACATCTGTTTTTGATACTCATTTCTACATCTAAACAGTTAGAAAGATATTCAATAACTTTCTTTTGTGCCTGTAGGGTATCTATTACAGAGTTAAGCAACAAACCGTTATTGCCTGTAGTATTTTCTGCTACAAACTTTAAATTATCAATGGAAACTGAAATAGAATCCTGTAAAACCTTAAAACCTTTTTGCATAACTTATTTCTTTTCTAAGTTCATAATAATCTGTTGACGTGGTTTGCCGTTACGTGGTGCGACAGAAACGTGATACCAAAAACTTTTAGAGCCTTTGCTGTGTTCTTTAATAAGTTGGTCAAAACCACCTGTTTCTCTCAGAACCTTTTCCAAAGATTTCATATCGGCACAAATCAAATCAGCTGCTAAGCCCTTTTGGTGTTGACTGTTAGAAACACCACCTACAGCCTTATTTAACACAGGACATCTAAAACCGCTAGAAATCAGAATCGGTTTACCTACCTTTTCACGGATAACATCTAGATAATCAGCTAACTTATTCAAGTTATCTACTACCTCAAATGTAGGGGTGTTATCAATACCCAAACGTTTTGCGGTTGCTGAGTTCAAAAACTCAGACAGGCTAAAATACTTAATCTTTTTCATATCTCTTTTCTGTTGGTGAAACTACAAACCATTTACGACTATCTTTGTGTGTCGGGAATCTACCTTTAACAGTTATAGAACAATCCCCCGAAAGATAGTCTATTTTGTTGTTAAAGAACTCGCTTACTTTGTCAGAACGTACCATATAAACGGTAACGGTATTAACCTGTTTCAAAGTGACCTTAAAATAACTGTGTTCCATATTATATGTATTTATGCCTGTGAGTGTTACCCCACAGGCTGTTAATATTAACCGATTCTTTCGCTAGTTTGGATAAGCTGCAAGAATGAACTTGCATCTTTGCCCAATTTGTTGCACAGCTGAGTAACACAGCACCCATATTCGGAAATGTAGTTCAAACTGTCTTTTGATTCAAAGAAGGTATAAACATCTTTTGTTAACTTTGGTAAGGTGTTATGCTTGATGCAATTAATTTCGTGCTCATACATTACCTTTGCAACATCTGCAAAAACACCTGTTACTATCTGTGTGTTACGCGATGTTTCACTCTTTACACGAACACCGTTAACAGAAACTACTGTCTCAAATTCCAATGTAATTTTATACTTTGCCATATTCTTATTATTTAACTATTTAACTTTTAATTTTCTGCTGCAAAGATACAACTTTTTCACGAAACCACCAAATTATTTTTGTTAATAGTTCTTAAATTTAAAATTTTAATCTTTTTAACAGGTTGTTCCACGTGAAACAATAACAGACACAAAAATGTTAACAAAATTAGTAAAGTTTAACAATATTAACAGTGTTAATTAATAATGTTAAATGTGTTAAATAATCGTAATTGCGGCACACAGCAAAAAGCGTGCCAAAGTGTGTTAGAGAGTGTTAAATATGTGTTGGGAAATGTTAAAAATGGGTGCTTTGTGTACCTTTAGATCGGAAGAG